CCTTTGAAAATATCTCTAAGCGCATGGACCACGACCCAGTCTTGCTCTTGTGGGTACTTGTCATGGATTGCATTCCAGGCTGCTGGATAACAGTTACCTGCACCCATTAGGCATCCTCCTTTACTTTTCCATTAGGGTTATATGACCAGTGATATTCTCTTGATGTATCTTTGTGAAATAAATCATCCATACTTGCAAGTAATTGCAAATCGTGAATTATTTTTCTTAGGTCTTGCATCTTGCGAATATTTAATTGATTTCTTGAACTACCTACTCTGACTGTTACTTCTGGGTGATTAGTATATGTATTTTCCCAGCGGTCTATACCATCGTACCAAGTCACAGACACATCGTGATTCCATGCACTTTTTTTCTTGCTATAAAAATGCTCCCAAATATCTTTTTTGCTTTTCATTCTTTACCTTCCTTAACTATCACATAACCATTGTACACATTTGTGTAACTTATGTAGTCATTTTTATATTTATTATTTTTCATGCTGCTATTTCTAATTCTTGAATCTTCTCTACTTGTAAATAGAAATCCAACTCATAGTCATTGTGAACATAGTATCTCTGGACTTTGTTATCTATCATGCCAGAGGTATATTTTCTTTGCTCTTTAGATTTTACAATTGGTGTCTTGTAAACATCTATCTCATCCCAGAAGTTTTTTAATTCTTCTACGGTGCCTTCCTTTGACCATTCACCATTTGTTTTAGTAAATCCGAACTCTTCCAAATATAATTTTTTTGTACTGCCTAACACTGGCTTTACTACAACTAGCTTTGCAATTTCTTTTACCATTTTATTTTTCCTTCCTTCCTTTAATTATCCGCAGCCGCACTGACTGGCATCTATCTCATTCTTGAATTTCATCGTGTCACGTTCTGGCCCAGTTATCTGGTACACATCCCGCTTGACTTCATTCCCGAATATATCTACCCAGATTATTTCTTCTTGCTTGCTCTTCATTTTTTACCTTCCTTATTTTCTCATTAACTTGCTTAATGAAACCCCGATAATTTTTTTGATGAATGTAGATTTTATGGATTCATAACCCGATACTATCTCCAAATCAATGGCTCCAGCTGCGGCCATAAATTTAAGATTCTGCGCAGTGGCTACCGTGCCAGCATAGTCAAGGGCCACCACTGATAATTTCATTGCGCGGCTGCTGGTCTTGTTTCGTCTGTAAACATTTAATAAGCAGCTGGCCAATGAATTTTCTACATAAATAAATTTAACTTTTAACCCAGCATCTAAACCGTTCTTAATGTGATTCTGTACCTTGTTCCAATCCTTGCCGCGGTTATCAAATAAAACTGAATCGGCTTTGTATCTTGCTAAGAATGTTTCGGGGTCATTGAAATAACTAGCTAGTAAATCTTTACTTAATTGGCTGGCTGACGGATGCAGCTGCTCATTAGTTACAGCATCTAAATCATTAAATGAATTTAAAGCCAGCTTTATTTTATCTGGGTCTATTACAAATCCATTGACAGACTGCGCAGCCTGCGCGGCATGCCTTGACTTGCCCGACCCACTGGCCCCGATAATAAACGTGATTTGCTTTTGTTCAATTTTCATATAATCCATTATAGGCATACTTTTGTAACTAATGGTAACAATTTATAAATAATTTTATTTTATGTTTACCCAGTTAATTTATGTTGGTTGAATCTATCAATCCTTTACAATCAAGGCCATGCCATATTCATTTTTAAAAAAAATAGAGGGGTATTTTTACACCTACTTACATAACCAGTGAAACAAGGCTTTTATTTCTAAAAGGCTAGTTTTATTGACCTGCTTGCGCAACATAATATATGTTATAGGACAAACAAACGGGAATCTAAATTTGCGTGGTGGGTATTCGTATTCGTAACACTAAGTTATTGTATTGCCAATTTAATACTATATATAGTGTGCTAGTAAAGACTAATACTATATCTTGTATTTGTTAATTGTTTTTGTAGATAAACTACACATATTAGGAGAACTATCACAATAGAATTTAGTATCACCTATTGCTTTAAGTTTCCTTTTACATTCTTTGCATCTCATTAATATTGTTATTTTATGTAGGGTGTTTTTGAATATAGCGGGCTATTATTTTTTATATTTTTAAATTTGAACTAGGATGTTTTGCTAGACCTTGGGTACCTTACTTGTCTTTCTAGTTGGTCATGCTGGCTGCATGGTAAGGCTTTTGTACTCCCGATGTCCCCTTTACCTGTATCTAACTACTTTCTCCGAGTTGTTTGTGCGCTTAAACTCTACTATAAATTATTTCAACTTACAATTCAGAGAGAAAAAATTTTTTTTCAAGCCAGGGGTTTTTGTTTTGTTTCATCAACATACTTGCCTTTGATTCTTGGGAATGACTTAGGTTTATGTTTATAACAATATTTGTATTTATTATATTGAGATAAGATAGTAGTACATGCAGAATCAACGCAGGTCCGATTCTTTTGGTACTGCGCATTCCGTTTGGAATTAGGGTACTTGTTACCCGAAATGTATTCTGCCATAATATTATTATAGATAGGAGAAACAATGGCTTACGGTAAGATGAAAAAAGGTAAGAAGAAAAAAAAGAAAAAGGGAATGTATTAAGATTGGCTGAATACCAGGGCATGAAGGTTAAGCTAAATAGTCCTACGGCTATTAGAAAAGGCGAACCAGGTTACGGGAGAAAATCTAAAAAGGTTTTTGTTATGAGTAATGGCAAAGTCAAGAAGGTTATGTTCGGTGACCCTAACATGCCAGTCAGAAAAAATAATCCTAAAGCACGTGCATCATTTCGTGCCAGGCACAAATGTAGTACAGCAAAAGATAAAACAACAGCTCGTTACTGGGCTTGTAAAGATTGGTAAGAACAAATGAAAATTAAAGGTATAGATATGTCTAGTCTTACGAAAAGACAACAAGACAGTATGAAGAAACATAGTCAACACCATACAAAAAAACACATGCAATATATGCTTAACTCTATGAAGAGAGGTGCTACGTTTACAAAAGCACACAAGAACGCACAAAAGAATGTAGGTAAATAATGGCACAGGTAAGTTGGATGTGGGGTGGCAAAAGACATTATGGTACTCTTATTAGAGAAACTAAAACGCATAAGTTTGCTAGAACTAAAAACGGCAAAATAAAGAAGATAAAGAAATAATGGCTATACCAGCAAGCGCAAAAACAGCATTACAAAAAAAAGCTAAATCTAGTGGTATATCTTATGGAACATTAGCAAAAGTTTATAAAAGAGGTCAAGCTGCTTATATGAGTTCTGGTTCAAGACCAGGTACAAGTATGGGTGCTTGGGCTATGGGTAGAGTTAATAGCTTTATTAAAAAAGGTCATAAACAAGATGACGATTTGCGATAATGGCAAAGAGAACACAACCTTATAGATTCGGTGTACCCGCAAAATATTTAGCTGGTTTATCTGATGCAGCTGCAAGAAAACGTGCAGCAGAGATAAAACGTACTGCAAAAAAATATAAGGCTGGTAAAAAAGTAAATATAAAAAAAGTACAAAAGTCAAGAGTATCTGACAAGAAAAAAAAGAAATAACCATAGTGGCAAATCTCAAAACAGTTAAGTGTCCACACTGTGGTGATAAGTTTAAACAAGCACATGGCAGACAAAAATATTGCAAGATACAATGTACTAAAGCTGCAAACGCCAGGACACGAACTGCAGAAAAAAAAGAACAAGAAAAATTACAGACACCTAGCAGTAGAGCTAATCGTGGTGAACATTATTTATATTTTGTAGAAAACTATGCACAAGAAATTGATGAAGGATTACTTACACAAAAATTTGTAGCAGAAGATATAGGAGTTGACCAAAGTGTAGTTGCAAGAATGATGCTTGCTTATAAAGAAGATAAAGCAAAACTTGCAGCTAGAGAGAACTGGGATATACCAGAAGAAGCTAAGAGTTCTTTAAAATCTTTTAAAAAATTTAGAGATAGGTACTTCTTAACAGAAACAGGACAACAATACGAAACAGCTAAGTTTCATAAAAACTGGATTAAAAATATTTTAAAAGCTATTGATAAAGGTGAACAGCTTATGATTCTATCACCACCACGACATGGCAAAACAGATTTACTTACACACTTTGCTGTATGGCAGATATGCCAAAATCCAAACATAAGGGTTATGTGGGTAGGTGGTAATGAAGATATTGCAAAAAACTCTGTAGGTTCAGTGCTTGACCATTTAGAGAACAATGAAAAACTTATAGAAGATTTTTGTGGACCAGGAGAAACTTTTAAACCAAAAAGCAGAACAGGTAAAACTTGGAGTTCTGGACAATTTACTGTAAAAACTAGAACCGTAACTGGTATCAAATCACCGACTATGGTGGCTGTAGGCAAAGGTGGTAAGATACTATCACGTGACTGTGATTTAATTATTGCAGACGATATTGAGGACCACGGTACAACTGTGCAACCTAGTTCACGTGAACAAACAAAACGTTGGTGGACTACAACATTGTCATCACGTAAAGAGGAACATACAGCAATTGTTGTCATAGGTTCAAGACAACATCCAGATGATTTGTATAACTCTTTGATTGACAATGATGAATGGGAGAAAATAGTAGAATCAGCTCATAGCTTAGATATTCCTATTGATAGTGGTGAACCAAAAGACCATACAAAACACATGTTATGGTCGTCAAAGAGAAGTTATAAGTGGCTCATGGCACAAAGGAGAAATGCCGAAACAACAGGTGGTCTTGCGATTTTTGAAATGGTTTACTTAAACAGACCTTTTTCAGAAGGTTTACAAATGTTTAAAGTAGATTCTTTAGATGCAGCAAGAGATGATTCAAGAATAGTTGGTCATTTACCACCTAAAACAAGATTGATTGCTGGTCTTGACCCAGCTGCTACTGGTTATCAAGCAGCATTCTTATGGGCATACGATGTAGAAAAAGGCAAACTTTACATGGTAGATATAGAAAATAAAAAAGGTGGAGGTATTCCCCAGGCATTTAAGACAATTAAAGAATGGCATAGTAAGTATCAATGTTCTCATTGGATTATTGAAGAGAACGGATTTCAACGTGCAATAAGACAAGATAGAGAATTAAAAGAATGGACAGCATCACGTGGCATACATTTAGAAGGACATCAAACACAAAAAAATAAATTTGACCCGTATTTTGGTGTAGGTTCTATGAGTGAACTATTTGACAAAGGTTTGGTAAATCTTCCTTATGGTAATGCAGATTCACAAAATAAGAGTAATATATATCGTAGGCAGCTTTTGTATTTTTCAAATGCTGCTAACAAAGCAAGTAGCAAAGGATATAAGTCGGATATAGTTATGGCAAGTTGGTTTCCAATAAAAATTGTAAGAAGGTTACAAAAAGAATTTATTGCAGAAATGGGATATGATTATAACCCTAGTTACTCAAACATGAATATAAGTTCTATGAACACGGCACCATGGTAAAGATATGAACACATCAGAATTACAAGATAAAATAACACAACTACATTACGATAATCAAGATAATCATAGTTCACGTGGACGTATTCGTTCTATTATGAACGGTGGTCCTTCTGGATTACTTGCTTTATTAGGTGACCAAATACAAGGTTTTGAAGATTGGCAAGTACCTATGCCTAACCTTATGATGTCTGGACTAGAACATCTAGCGCAAAAAATAGGTAGAATACCAAACTTAAAAGTTGATGTACCAAATAATAAAGATTCAGAACGTGCAAGAAAAAGAGCAGATAAAATAGCAAGAATTGTTACAGCTTATGATGATGTACAAAGATTAGATTTACAAATGCCACAAGTTGGTAGATGGTTACCAGGTTATGGTTTTGCAGTTTGGATTATTAAAGAAAAAAAAGGTCCAGATGGTACACCATATCCTTGTGCAGAATTACGTGACCCTTACAATTGTTTCCCTGGTTACTTTGGTGCAGACCAAATGCCTAAAGAAATGTCTGTTGTAAGACGTGTACCTAAATCATCCTTAGCAAAAATATATCCACAGTTTGAAAAAGAAATTAAAAAAGGTTATAACACAGTAAATATTGCTAGTGGTTACGCATCAGCATATCAAGATGCTTACAATGGTTCTTGGGCAAACTCAAATAATCAAGGTGACTTAGTATCTGAATATTACAATGAAGAAGGTACATACATTTACCACATGTCATCAAGTACAATATTAGATTTTATTCCTAATCCTTTAGAAAGTGGACCAGCTTTTGTTGTTGCAAAGAAATTTTCTTTTGACCAAATGCAAGGTCAGTATGACCAGATTATTGGATTAATGGCATCAATGGCAAAAATAAATGTTATGTCAATAATAGCTATGGAAGATGCTGTATTTACAGAAACAAACATTACTGGTGAATTAGAATCTGGACAATATAAAAAAGGTAGATTTGCAGTTAACTATTTTTCTCCAGGAAGTTCTGTATCAAAACCAGCATCTAATATTCCTTATCAAATTTTTCAACAGATAGATAGAATAGAACGTCAGTTACGTGTTGGTGCATCTTATCCAGCACAAGATGATTCACAATCACCATTAAGTTTTGCAACAGGTAGAGGATTAGAAGAATTAGGTGCATCTATGTCATTAATGATTAGAGAATATCACACAGTATTAGCAGATGCCGTTCAACAGATTGATTCTAAAAGACTTGAATGGGATGAAAAAATGTATGGTGGTACAAACAAAGAACTATCTGGATATTATAACAATGAGTTCTTTTCTGAAAAGTATGAACCAAGTACAGATATAAACGGTGCTTTTAAAACTAGACGTGTTTATGGTGCTATGGCTGGTTATGATGAACCACAGAAGATTGTTACAGGGCTGCAACTTCTTAGTTCTGGTGTTATTGACACACAAACATTACAAGAAAACTTAGATGGATTAGATAACTTAGCTATGGTCAATGAGAGAATTACAAGAGAAAAAATGGACAAAGTATTAGAAGATACATTATTACAACAAGCATCTGGTGGAGATGAGAAGGCTATTATGGCTGTTGTGCAAATTAGAAAAAATCCAGGTAATATGCAGAGCATCTTAGATAAATTTTTTACAGCAGAAAAACCCGACATACCAGAGCCAGAAGCTCAACTATTAGAAGGTCAAGGTCCCACCACCACGGGACCTGCGCCTTCTATACAACAAGCATTAGGACTGGGATGAAAGATTTAAACAAAGAATTTGCTGATATAGTTTGGAACTCTTTAGAAGATGTAGATGAATTAGGTGACGATATATTATTAGAAAGTGATTTATTTGAACCTAGATTATTTCACAACAGATTACCAACTATAGATTTACCTAATGGATATTTAATTATTAGTCAAACTTTTATATTTGAAGATGAGGAAGAAGAAGATGGCAACAAGAATAAATAAAAGAAATTCTGCTGTAAAACCAGCATCTAATAATTATATTGACCAAACAAGAATGACTTATGGAGAAAAAGAACCACTTAAAGCATTGAACAGTGAAGTACAAAACTTAAACTTAACACAAGAATTACCACCTCCAGCAGCAGCACCAACTGCAGCTGCAAGTGTATTTGAACCTACTAATCAACCATTAAGACCAGTAGAAGATGGATTAGACTTTGGTCCAGGTGTTGGTTCACAAGAGCCAATAGAAACTACAGAATCTTTAATACAAAAATTTTATGACTTAACAGGTGACCCACTTCTAGCACAATTACTAAAGGGGTAACATGTCATTTAGCACTTTTGACGCATCATCGTTTCAAGATGATTCAGAAACAAAAAGAGCTATAAGTAAAGCTGTAGCACCTAGTTCTGTAAATCAAGACCAAGCTAATCGTGCATCCGCAATAATAAAACGTTATCCAACAATAAGTAAAGGTTCTTTAGTTGGTGCAGTAAAACTAGGAATATCAGAAGATGACCCAAGACTAGGACAGATAGTTATGAAGGAATCTGTTTTAAAAGAAGAAAACGGATTTGATAAGTTAAAAGATGCTACACGTAGAGCAGTAAGAGGTGCTTTTATAGGATTCCAAAACTTATGGGAAAGTGGTGCGCCAAGAGGTGTTAGATATTTAGAAGGCAGACAACAAGGACTTACACATGATGAGGCTGCTAAATTAAGTAAAGCAACTTTGTTAGGTGAAATAGATTCTGCTAAAGCTGCAGGTAAAGATTTAGATTTAGGTGAAGGATGGTTTTTAGGAACAACAGACCCAACACAAACAGATGAATATAAAAATTTATTAGCTGCAGGTGTTGACCCATTAGCTGCAAGAGAGTTTGTAAGAGATAATATTTTAGGTGTACAGATATACGAAGAGCAAAAGAAAAAAGCAAATCAAATACAATTTGTAGGAGAACGTGCAGAAAAATTTGCTGCTGCAGGACTGGAACCTACAGTTACAATTGGTAGATATTTATTTAAGCCTATAGATGAAATAATAGAACCAGGCACAAAAGCATATAATTACATGACTGGTGCAATAGATATTATTGCACAGATATTTGCTGACCCAGTAGCATTACTTGGTTTTGGTGTAAGTAAACTTGGAAAAGCTAAATCTACATTTACAAACTTAGATAATCTAAGTGGAATGGCTAAAGTTTTTGAAAATACTGGTTTATTACAAGGTGCAAGAAAAAGTGTATTTGGTCCAACTACACAAGAGTTTTTAGCTGGTAAAGCTGGTGTGGGATTTAAAAAATTTCTATATGAAAACTCTACATCAGATATTATTGCTGCATCTAAAAATAATATTGATGATTTTAAATTTTATGATGAACTAGAAAAATTTAAAGTTAACAATAAAGGAAAATCTTTTGAAGAGATAGATGCAGACTTTACAGAAAATCTTGTTAAGAAAAATTTATTATTAGAGGCTACGGCAGGCAACGTACCTACTGTAAGAAAAAAAGGTAATCGTTTAACAAAAATGTTAGAGAGAACATACGGTAATAGATTAGTTACCGAAAACAAAGATGACGCTTTTGTTAAATTAAATAGATTTATTAGATTAGCAACATCAGAAATGGATAAAGGACAACAAGCTGCAATAAGAACTAAGTTTATGTCTGCATCTATAAAAGCACTCAATGATGCAGATGCACCTACAGCTACTGCTAGATTAGTAAATGATTTTATAACAAGAGATTTTAAACCACAAGTTGTAAAGGCTTTAGGTGGTAAAGAAAACTTAACTAAGTTTCAACAAACTCTTGTTGATAGTGGATTAGAAGTACAAGCTAAATTTATATCTGGTGCAAGAAAAGAAAAAGGTATTGTAAGAAGTTATGCAATAGAATCAACTGGAGAAAACTTACCATTGACAGATGTGCTTAAAAAATTACAAGGCGGTAAGTTAGATGGAGTTGATGAACTTGTTGACCCAGTTACTGCACAACAACTTGCTGATGAAATATTCTTGCCAAACACAAGAGATGTAATAAGAGCTGCGAAAACATTAGATACAAAGTTTGGAAAAATAGGAAGTAAGATTGCCGCTAACAGTGGTGCCGAAACAGTAACAAGATTTATGGATTGGTACTATGGTGCATTGTTTAAACCTCTTGTTCTTTTAAGACCAGCATGGACAGTACGTGTGATTTTAGAAGAACAACTAAGAATGATGGCATCTGGTGTTACAAATGTTATTACACATCCAGCACAAATGATTGCAAGAGTTATAGGTAAAGAGAAAGAATCTGGTAAAAATTTATTAGGCAGCTTTGAAGATAATGCTAGTTTTATTGATGTAACTTTAAACGGTGCAGGTACACCTAGTGCGATAAGAAGAGGTTACGGTGCAACAGGTGAATTTACAACTGTTACCAGGTCAGAAAATGTAAGAGCTTGGGGTGAAGCATCATTTAGAAACTTTATGCAGCACAAGTTTGACCCATTGTCAAGACGACTTGCACAAGCACAACTACAACCATCAGCTGCTAAAAGAAGTGCTGAACTAAGAAAAATTATAAAAGAAACACAAACTCCAGGAAATGTTTTAAATAAACATGTTAGAAAAGTTACAGGAGCAAAAGGTCATGCTTTTAATGGTGCAGGTTTTTCTAGTAGTCCAGGAGCTGCAAAAGCAGAAGAGTTTGTTCATTATGTAAATGCCGCAGTAGCACAAGCTACTGGAGGTAAAGTAGCAACAACTACAGCAAAAGCAGCAACACCTAGAGCTGCAAGAAATTGGATTGATGAAAATGGTAATGATGATTTATTAAGAGCTTTAGCTAATGAAGATTTAACAGCACAAGAACTTGTAGGTCTAAAAAATGTAGATATGAAAAAGTATTGGGCTGGTCAACTTAAAGAACAGGAATACACATCAATAACTACACAGCTTAGAAAAAATCAAGATAAAATTAAAAAAGACTTTATAAAGAAATATAAAAAAGTATTACCAGAATCTGCAAGAGGAGAACTTAAAAACTCTATATCAAGACAAACAAGAATACTTGATGACTATGTAGATATGGCATTTAATTTATTTATGACAGTACCAACAAAAACAATGTCAAGAGCGCCAACATTTAAAAAACATTACTGGGAAAAAGTAGGAGAGTTTGGTCAACATCTCAATGCACAAACATTAAAAAAAGTTATAAAACAAGCTGAAGAGGCAGGACTTGCAAAAGGTACTGCATTAGAAAAAAAAGTTTTAAAACAACTTAAAAGTTATGAAGGTGTAAAAGGTGGTGTAAGCGGTATAGAACTTGTAGATAAATTAGCATCATCACATGCACTAACACAAACAAAAGCACTGCTTTATGATGTAACAACTAAAACAAGACTTGGTAATGCTACAAGAGCTATCTTCCCATTCGGTGAGGCATACTTAGAAATATTTACAACATGGGCAAGACTACTTAAATCGGAAGGTCTTAGACCTTTACGTAGGGTACAACAAGTCGTACAATCTGGTCGTGAACCAAATCCTATTTTTGATGATGAAGGACAAAAGGGATTCTTTTATAAAGACCCAAACACTGGAGAAGAGTTGTTCGGTTATCCAGGAGAAGGATTAATTAAAAAATTTATGTTTAAAGATTTAGAAGAAAACGGTGTAAAAGTTAATTTACCAGTATTCGCACAATCACTTAACATAGCAGGTAATATTGTGCCAGGATTTGGTCCAACAATAACTGTACCTATGGCTGTTATAAATAAACAATTTAATTTATTAAGACCAGGTAAATGGGAAGAAACAGTATTCTTTGGAGATTTTTCTCCACCAAGAGTAGAAAACATTGGTGAGCTTTTAGGTTCAGCAATTCCAGAACCATCATGGTTTAAGAAATTAAGAATAGCTTATGAAGTAGGTGGAGCAGAGGCTAAAAGACAATTCTCAAATACCACTATTGATGTATATAAAGCATTGTTATATGCAGGACAAATAGAAGATAATACACCAGAAGGTGCAAGCGCAGGTATTGAGTTAGCAGCAGACTATGCAAGAAAAATATTTATTATAAGGTCAATTGCACAAGCTATAGGACCAGCTGGACCAGTCGCACCTAAATATGAAATATCTGATGAAACAGGTACGTTTTATTTATTTGAAACATTAGCACAAGAGTATTGGAATATACAAAATGCTACACAAGATTCAACAACAGCTGTTCAAGTGTTCACAGATAGATTTGGTTTTGACCCAGTAGCTATGGCAACGGGTAGAACATTTACTGTTAAGAAAAGACCAGTAACACAAGATGGTGCTGTATGGGAAAGAAAAAATCCAGAACTTGTAGAAAAGTTTGATTTAACTTACGCATTTTTAATTGATGAAACAGAATCTGAATTTTTATATGAACAATATTATGCACAGCTTTTAAGTGGTGATAGAGTTCCAAAGACTGCTGAACAATGGCAACAATCTAAAAACATTCTTTTAGGAAATATAGAATACGAAGAATTTTTAAAAAAGAATAATTTACTAAACAAAAATGACAAAGTATCAATACAGGCTAAAAGAAATAAAAAAGCAGAGATAGCTATGAGATACCCTGGATATGGTAGAAGTATTGATTACAGTCCTACTAAACCAGAAATAGATGATTTGATTGATGAGTTATATACTTGGATAAATCCAGCAACGTATGTTTTAGACCCAAGACTTGCTGGTAATCCAGCAGCAGAAGGGCTAAAAGAATATCTTATGTTAAGAGATAAAGTTATTGCAGATACAAAAAAATTACCAGGTGGTTATTCAGATACTTCCTTCAGACGTGCTAATAAACTAGCACCTTATAGAACCTTGTTAAGGAATAAAATTAAAGCTATATTGGTTACAAAGCCAGAATTTGCACCGATAGCAAAAGAAATATTTGAAAGAGAATTACGTGAGGCAGAAGAAGATATAGAATTATTAAAGGGATTATATGACAGTTGATGAATTTTATAACAGAGTAGAAAAATTAATTATACAAATTAATGATAATGCTACGTTAGGTACAAATAAAATAGGAATAACAGCAGACGCAAGATTAGATATTCTAAATGCAAATACAATTGATGAGGCTATTCAATTTTTACTTGCATATAACATACCTCAATATGTTGTAGATTTAGCTATATCTGGACAAGATTTAACAGACATTACTCCAGATGATGCAGCTGTTGCAGGAGCAAGAGAACAAACTGGACTGTTTGGAAACACAGATTCTTACATAGGAGTACCAGCAACATACGTACCGCCAAGAGAAGGTGCTACAGATTTTTATACACAAAATGATTTAGTAAATCTATTTTCTGGAATAGGAGATGAACAGATTGCTGCAATACAAGCAGACTTAATTAATTCAAGACTACTTACTGTAGGTGATGGATTTATACCAGGAGAATGGGATTCTCCTACACAAAATGCTTTTGAACGTGTACTTGAAAGAGCTAATTTAGGTGGTGTAACAGAAATAGAAAAGCAAAATGGTTCAGCATGGAGAAATGTTTTAAAAGAATTTGTTGCTAAACCAGTTCCTATTATGCCAGATACAGAAGTATTTTTACCACAAGACCCAGCATCTAATGCACAAACAGTAAAAAATCTTTACGCAAGAGAATTAAATCGTGACCCATCTGCTTATGAATTAAAGTTATTATCAAATGAGTTATATAAACAAGCAGAGGCATCTTATAAACAATCACAAGAATTAGGTGATGTAGCACAAGCACAACCAGCTTTTACTGGAGATGATTTGTTACAAGGTCAATACGGTAACTATGCAGCAGAAAATGTACAACAAGCTATTGATGAACAAGGTCTTACACAAATTGACCCAACAAGTAGAATGCAAGAGAAGTTTGAAAAAATTACAGAAAACGAAAAAACAAGGTTAGGAGAAAATTATTCTGCACGTAACACTAGGACTTCTATTCTTCGTAGCATCGCTGGGAGGCCAAGCTAGTATGTCACAAGAATTAGTAGCATTTATGGAATCAATAAAGACACAAGAAAATGCTGGTGGTGATTATTTATTAGAACACAAACCAACAATGATTAAAGGTTATGATGGTGAACCTATACAAGTCCAGGCGTTGGGTGCTTATGGAATACTAGATATTAACTGGGATAAGTGGGCAGAACAAGCAGGTTACAAAGGTGCAGACTGGAGAGTTCCAGAAATGCAAGATATTGTAGCTGCATATAAATTTACAGAATATTACAACACTTATGGTAGTTGGGATTTAGTAGCCGTAGCATGGTATGCAGGACCAGGCACAGCAAATAAAGCAAAAGCATTAGGTCTTGATTCAGTTGGTAATATAGAAAACCTAGAAAGTTTTGGACCTAACGTATCTGAATATGTAAATAGTGTTATGGATAAGTATGAAAAAGTATTAGAAACTGCAAGTAATGATACTGTTGATTCTTATGTAAGTCAGACTTCTACACAAACTGTACAGCCAAACATACAAACACAAGACGATGGTATGTCACCAGAGCAAAACAAATTTGAAAAATACGCAGCACAAATGTTAAGAGCATTAGTTCCAGACTATTCAGCAGATTATGAAACACAAGTTCCAAAACAAGCTGGCACTATGGAAGATAATGTTTTTAAAGCAGATGTTCGTAGAGGGAATCTAGGCACAGAATGAAATATAATTTAGATGGTCAAAGAGGTCCTGCAGGAGAAATTAATCCAGATAACCTTGCGGCAGGTCCTTATATTTATGATTCTCCTCCTGGACTAGGTGACAATAAAGGTTTGACAGAAGATAAAAAACCTGTTGACCCAGAACAACACAAAACAAAACAAACAGGAGAACCACTTAAAGGTAATGCCTTTAATGTAATAAAAGATTCCTTAAATAATTTAAACGATATAAGTGATAATCCAGTTATTAAAAGTTTAAATCTTACACCTTCACAAAGATTTAATCTAGGAGAAAAACTAGGAGTATCTGGAAATGATATTAAAAAAGCACAACAAGGACCAATTATTGGACAAAGAAGAAATCCGTTTAGATTAGGTCAAGGTCTTGACCCAATATCACAATTACAGTTTGAAACAGACTTTATAAAAAATTATGTACAAATAAGAAAAGAAAATAAAGAAAGCACAGTTGATACTAGAACACTTGAACAAAAAGAAACAGATTATATTAAACATTATGTTGCTACAGGAGAATTGTTACCAGTAGATTTTAAAGAAGAAAATATTACTATAGCTGATTTATCTGGTGATATAAATTATGTTGAACAACTTAACAACGAAACAGAATTTATTAAAAGTTTTATTGATGACAAAGTAGATAACAGTGGTAATAAAAGTGATGATGAAATTGTTGATGAAGTTGTAAATGAATCTTCTGCAAGTAGTGGTGACGGTGGTGGACCTCCAAGTGGTGGACCTCCAAGTGGTGGACCTACAACTCCTACACCAGGAAGAAATGTAAATTCTAATAAAAATCAATTTAATAATATTCCAGAAGGTGCAGATTTAGTTGAGGTAGAAGGACAGCTTTACTTACGTTATGCAGTGCCAGGAGCAGGTGACTTGTATCAAGGCAGCACAATATTTTTGTATTATACAGTAAAAGATAATGACCCAATAAAAGCTGGATTTGTAACTCCAGGAGCAGATTATTTTATTAATGCTATTTTAACTCCAGAAGATTTAGATTTAACAGGATTAATTGCTGGAAATAGTGCAGACTTACCAGGTAATGACCCAAGAACTGGAAGAGCGCCACATCCATTTACATCCTTTGCAGAAACTTTAGCACAAGAGGCTACGATACAACCTTGGTTATTAGACCCAGATTCAGTAGCACTTATTGCAGAGGCAGCATTAGAAGATAGAGAAGTAACTGTTGCAGAATGGGCAGGAACTAATTGGTATAAAACACATACAGATACAGAACGTGATTGGTTATTGTTTTATCACAGGGACCCAATATCTGCTAATCAAAAAGCTAATGATTATAAAATACAAATTGCATCAGCATTAAGAGCTGCTGGTATTTCTGGTGGATATGATTCAGAAACTAACCAAGAGTTAGCTGCACCAGACGCATTGTCACAGTGGATTGCAAACAAATGGGTTACTGGTCAGTGGTCAGAATCTTATACAACAGAACAATTAGCTTTATTTGCAGACCCATTTAGAAGTGGTACAAGAGATGCAGATTTTACAACGTATATAAATACTGCTGGTCTTGGTGGATTGAATAGAAGTGCAGAACAAGAAGATAGAATTAGACAACTTTATACTCAATACCTAGGTCCAGTGTTTGGTAAGCTAACAGATGCAGAAACTGCAGAGAAAGCTGGTAGGTTACGAAACAATCCAGATTATGAATCTGCTTTAGTTGAAAGTTTAAAGACAAGTAGAGTTGCAATATTTCCTAAATACACTAATCCAGAATTAACGTATGATGATATTGCTGCACCTTGGAGAGGTTTAACAAGACAAACTTGGGGACAAGAGGCAGATGAAACACAAGGATGGTGGCAAGATATGGTGGCATCTAATAACTATGAGGATGGACAACAGTTGTTAAGAACTAAAGGTTTAGAACAAGATATTTCAAAAGTAAATATAGAGGCTACACAAGCATTGACAGATGCACTTGGTGGTGCAGCTGGTTCAGTAGAGAGTAGCTTTGGAGTGAATCAATAATGGCTACTTATTTAGAAGAGGCACAAGCACTATATCCTAATTTATCAGCAACACTTCTTAATTTGTTTGCAGCAGAGTGGGCCAAGTCTGGTAATCCAGTTACTGCAATACAAGAGGTAAGACAGACAGACGAATATAAAACAGAGTTCCCTGGTAACTACAATCCGTCAACTGGTCAAGTTAGATACAATGAAAATACATACAAGGCTTTAGAACGTTCTTACATTGGAACACTCCAGGAGTATGGAATACCAGAACAAACATCAAGAGTTTTATTAGCAGATAGATTTGTAAGTTTATTAGAAGGAGAAGTATCTGCAAGAGAGTTTCAACAAAGAGTAAGTGCAGCTTATGAAGGTATTGTAGATAATATTCAAGGAGTACAAAACTTCTTTTCTAGTAATTACAACGTTGACTTAACACCAGAGGCAATCTTTATGGGAGCATTGGACCCTTCAATAGGTGAAGAATTAATACAAGGTAGAATTACTGCAGCACAAATTGGTGGTGAGGCTGCAAGAGCTGGGTTTACAATAACAAGAACAGAGGCAGAGAATCTAAGAGCTGCTGGTTTAACACAACAACAAGCAAGACAATTGTACAGTGCAGCACAAAGAGATTTACCTAGACTTATAGAAGTACAACAAAGAGTTGAACCAGATGCAGAACAGTTATCATTAGAAGAATTTACACAAGCTGTGGTATTTCAAGATGCAGATGTATTAGAAAACATTAGTAGATTAGAGGCAGAAGAAACTTCTTTATTCACACCAGTTGGTGGTGCAGCTAGACGAGGTTCAAGAGTTACTGGACTTCAACAAGAATAGCAAAAACCCCAGCAGAAAATTGAACAAAAAAATTGCTAGGGCTTTGCTTATTTAATTATAATATTTGGATATATTTAAAAATAGTTTATACTAAATTTATTGGATTTCTTTTCTGGCAACAGATTGGATATACCTTCCTTTCGTGATTACGTACTAAAAATAGTGGGTGTAAAAACCCACTATTTTATTTTTATAGGTTATAATAAAGTTATCGCATTGTGGACGTCTGCGAATATAAATGGATGCTACATTTTCCGATTCACCTCGGGGTGTGAATTGTGTAACAAATTCCCTGTATTCAATAGTCAGAAGTGGCTGACAATTCTCATTGTTGTTAATTTAATCTTGTCGCCTATCCCGTCATAATCCCAAGGATGATGGAGTTTTAGTAATACTTGGAGTAGGAGAAAAAAATGGTAAATGAAGAAAATATGGAAAACATAGAAGAAGATAAAGTACAAGAAGATAGTAATGCTATCAAGAACTTGCGTGAACGCGTTAAAGAACTTGAAATAGTAGAAAAAGAATACAAAACTGTAAAGATGGATTCTGCTATCCAAGATGCTGGCTTTGACCCAGAATCTGGGCAGGGTAAAGCATTAAAAGATTTGTACAAAGGTGAACTAAAAGCTGATGCTATACAGCAATTTGCCCAGGAACAATACGGATGGACCTCAGAAAGTCCTACCGAACCTGGACAACAAGATGCACAAAAAGCAAGAGTTGTTAGTAGCCAACAAAACTTAGATGATATGATTGACGATTCAATACCTGTAGAACCAGTTGCTATAGATGACCAGATAACGCAAGCGCAAGCGGATGGTGATTGGCAACAAAGTTCTAATCTCAAAGCAGAACAATTAAGGACATTAACCCAAAAAAAGTAAAGGAGATTTAACATGGGTGCAGTAAGCGGACTAGGTGATTCTTATGATTTACCTAATTTCGTGGGAGAGTTATTTAACATAACTCCTAGTGATACACCATTCCTTTCTGCTATTGGTGGAATGACTGGAGGTAAATCAGTTACCTCTAAACAGTTCACCTGGCAAACAGTTGATAATGCAACAGCAGCTCAAACAGTAGTTGTTGAAGGTGCAGACGCAACTTTCGCAGAAAGAACAAGAAGTCAAGTTGTAAACGTGACTCAAATTATGCAATATGGTGTAAACGTATCATACACAAAACAAGCAGCAACAGGAAACATCAGTGGTGAATCTATACTTGGAAATCAACCAGTTCAAGATGAATTGGCTTTCCAATTAGATATGGCTATGAAGAGAGCAGCTAGAGATATAGAGTTCTCTTTCATACAAGGTGCTTATGTTGCAGATACAAACGTAACGACAGCAAGAAAAACCAGAGGAATGTTAGCAGCTATCTCAACAAACGAGAGAGCAGCTGGTGGAGGAGCTTTGACACAGTCAGATGTGGACCAAGTTCTAAAAGCTATGGCAGATTCAGGAGCTCCATTTGAGCAACCTGTAATGTTTGCTAATGCCTTCCAAAAGCAAAAACTATCATCTATCTTTTCAAGTGCTTTAGCACTTGCACCAAGAGATAGAAATATTGGTGGAGTAAATATCACCACTATTGAAACCGACTTTGGTGAGATTGGTATTGTCTATAGCAGACACGTACCAACTGATGATATTATGATTGCTGACCTTGCGTATTGTGCTCCAGTATTCTTGGATATTCCAGGAAAAGGACACTTTTTTGCAGAACCACTTGCACAAACTGGTTCAGCTTATAAGTTCCAAATATACGGAGAAATTGGATTAGAGTATGGTCCAGAGCAATTCCACGGCAAAATTACAAATCTAGCTACTTCCTAATTAGGAATTAGATAGTATATTTATTAGAGGGAGATAAATACTTCTCCCTCTAGTAATATAGAAATAGATATGGCAGCAGTAAGCACACTTATAGACAGAATTTATAGAGATTTTTTAAACAAGCCAGATGATTTATCTGCTTTTTCTCGTTTAGATGGTGCTGTATCTAGCACTACAGCTACAACTATAACTTACGAATCTGGTCTATTTTCATCAGAAGAAGAAAACTTATTAGGTAATGGTGCTTTAGTAGAAGTTGGCCAGGAGATAATGTTAGTTACAGCAGCTAACACTTCTACTAGAACATTGACAGTTGCTAGAGGTTATTCTGGTACTACAGCTGCTACTCATAGTGATAAAACAAATATATTTATAAATCCAACATTCCCAAGGAAGAGTGTTTTTGATGCTGTCTTTGATAATATTATAAGACTTTATCCAACGTTATATAATGTAACAACTACAAATGTAACTGCTAACACTACATATCAAGAAGTTCCAGCATCAACAGTAGAAGTATTAACTTCTTATGTACAAAATTCAGATGGTGATAAATATACATCGGCTGGTATTGAATTATTAAAAGACTTCCCACCATCTTCAACTAATACAGCTGTACAGTTTTACAACACATCAAATGGTAGAACAGTGCATTTAGTTATAAAAAGAAAATTTGTTGGACCAAGTGCTGAAACAGATGATTTAACTACAACTTGTTTACTAGAAGATGAATACCATCAAATCGTTATGGTAGGTGCTGTTGCAGATATTGTTGGTGCAACTGATATTGACGCAACAACACAAGAATTTATTACAGAAAAATTAGCTGCTGAAAATTACCCAGTAGGTTCGGGAGAGAGATTAAGGAATGCACTACTTAGACTTAGGTCATTATTAATAGATGAGGCAAGAGGCAATCTACGTTCTCTATATCCTGCACCAGTATCAATAATGAACATAAACTATAGTGCATAATGTCTGTATTACCTTCACCTAGCAATACGTCTGCACCAGAATCACAAGGTTTTGAGGCTAACCTAGACGATTTATTTTTACGTTTTGCTGTTGCACCAGATAGACAAATGTCTATAAACACTGCTCCATTACAGGCCCAAGCAATACAAACATCAGAAACTCCAGAAGATTTCCAACAGGAGTTTGGTCAGATTTACTCCAGGACAGATTTCGCAGGTGGTAGTGGTTTAGATAAAGCACATAGAAGAAATGCAGCTGATACAGATTTTCAAAGATTTTGGGATAGTAAGGGTGTTGATGTATTTAGTGGCAAAGCAGTAGGACAAGAATACAATATATCTTTACTACATGACACAACAGAATTATCTAGTTCTAGTAACTCTAACTTGTATATGGAAGAGTTAGGCGGTTCTATATTTTTTGCAGACAGTGATGTACTTAAAAGAATAGATACTCCAACTGCTGCCTCAATAACTGTTGTATCAGAAACTGCACCAAGTGCAGGTAATGCAATAACAGGTTTAGCTGTACTAGGAACACAGTTGTA